GATGATTCGCCTGAAGTCCGGGAAATGCTTGATTACAAGTTGTCTAACTGCATCGTTATTGTATTCAATATTTTCAGCAGTTAGAATTTTGCAAGCTCGCTTATACATTTCAAGACCAAGCGTGGAGGTTTCTCCCGATTGAATATTGAAGTTGATCTCTGTGCAGCGAGAGTGAAGAGGTTCAATGATTCTATACTTCCAGTTACAGGTCATGATGAATCGACAGTTGGCTGCAAATTCCTCAATGGCCCCGCGCAAAGCAGGCTGAATGCTCTGGGCATTGGAGTAATCGAACTCGTCCAGAATCACTACCTTCTTGGCATTGGTTAACGATACAGTGCTAGCAAAGCCACGAATCTTTGTTCGCAGAGTATCGATATTTCCATCTTCTGAGCAGTTGATAAGAATATAATCGCAGCCTAGATCATTGCAGAGAGCCTTGGCAACGGTAGTCTTACCGCACCCAGGCTTACCAACAAACATCATGTTCTGCAACTCACCACCCTTAATCATTTCGCTAAAGGTAGCTTTTAGTTCCTTTGGAAGAACACAATCGGATAGCGTCTGGGGTCGATACTTCTCGACCCACAGGTACTGGTCAGTTGTCATGATTAGCTCCCGCTATTGCTGCTAGATTCCAGAGCGATCCAATAAGTAAGATTTAGATTCTTTGAAGTAAACTTGCTGATGACCTTGCTTCCGATTTGGACATCGTAAGAGCCGGGGATCATCTTAAGGTTTTCCATCTTTAGACGGAACTCAAAATTATCATCAAAGTCCGAGTCTAGGCAGTCTTCGGTGCTTCCAAGGCTGATTGAGTAGGTATTTGTGGTACTGTCCTTGACATCACAGACCTTGGCAAACACTTCCCCGTCCTCAGCATAGATCGACATATCAGCGACCTGAAGGACTCCAGAAGCCTTCTGAAGCTCGTTCAGCTTCTTGTCCGAGAGACTGAACTCCAGGACTACGGAAGGCATCGTAAGGGCCTTTGGTGGGTTGCTGGTGATCAGCTTTGGCTCACAGTAGAAGTACTTGACCGAAGATCCGGTATCGTTCGAAATTTCAAGGTACTTATCGTGGAACTCCAGTTCCGGGTTTTCAAATAGCGATAGAATACCTAGGAACTGGGATAGATCCCAGATACCGAATTCCTGATCAAATGTCTCCTCTACCGTGGCTTCGGCCACGATATTCTTATAAGAAGACATTGTAGCAAGCTTATTTCCGGGACGGATCAACAGATTGCTATTGATCGTTGAGAAGTTCTTCAGGATCTGAAGAGTGGGCTTGCTGAGAGTTAGTTTGGATGTAGTTTTCATAATATAAAATTCGCCTTTCGATCAGGTATTGTCCTGCAAATAGTCGTAAAAGTCAAGGCTCCCGTCACGCAAATCATGCATTAATTTCTTCGTGGTGTGACGCAAATCACGAAGTTTTTTCTTTCTAAAGAATCTTGCGAGTTTTCTGGCCCGAATGATTTTCCAAAGTGGATGTTTTTTCATAAGATACCTACCCAAGAATACGAGTTGCCGTCGTAGATATACTCATACAACATACCATTCGTTGTATTGAGCCATCTTTGACCAACAACTGGTTCGTAAGGGGCAGATTCTCCTGTATAAACTCCAGCAGAGTTCAAGAGTTTCCAACCCCTTGTTTCGCCATGCTCCGGGGAGAAGCCGCTTATTTCAGCAGAAGCGTAATAATACTTACCTTCTCGCTCGACAATATCCCCTTCGCCGTATACCTTGAGTGTACCGTCTGGGTTTGAAATTTTAAATTTTCCAATAAAATTCAAACTCATTAGTTTTGTACCAGTTTGCTAAAATTGTTTTTCTTTTCTAGAGTAACCGTATTCTTGAACTTATCATGTAGTTGATCTGTCTTGTGGCTGATTACAAAGACATTACAACCCTTCTTCAGGCCGTTGAGCAACTTCATAAGTTCATCGGTTCCGATAGAATCCAGCGAAGAATCAAATACTTCGTCAAGGATGAGTAGGTTGCAGTGAAGACTGTTCTTCATTCTTGCAACTTCTCGCCATGCTAGGAGCAGAGAAATGTCGATTCTCATCTTTTCTCCTTCACTGAAACTCAAATATGAAAATTCGTCACGATGCCTGCTTTCAATCTTTTCATTAAATTCACCGTCAAGATTGAACTTCACGAAGAATCCCATGTTACTGAGATTCTTATTCACTAACTTATTTATAATCGGAAGATAGTGATTTATAATCTTTCCCTTGATTCCACTATCTTTCAAGAGATCCACTACAAGTTCGTGATCATTTTGTTGCTTTTCAAGAGAGATCAAAGCAGTTTCTTTTACTTTCTTCTCAATTTTAACAGATTCTAACTGTTCTTTTGTAGAAGCTATCTGCTCTTCGTTTACAGAACACTTATCAGATTCATAGCCTGCCTTTACCTTTTCTAGACTAGCTACTTCTCGTTCAAGTGACTTGACCTCTCTAACAAGCTCTTTGATTCGTTCTTGGACTTCTTTGCTCTTGGTTAGAATATCGTTATGCCAAGCTATTGAATTAATAATCTCTTCTGCATTGGTTCCTAGTTTGGCTAGTCTATTCTTCTTGGTTGAAACAATAGAACATTTATGGGATTCTTCAATGGCTTGCTTACAAGTTGGGCAAGTCTCATTATTATTAAAGAATTCCAGTTCTTCATTTATGGTATTGATATTAACCGTAAGATCGGCCTTCTTCTCTCTCAAAAGAGCCAAATCTTCGTCTGTAATCTTATATTGTTCTAGCTTCTTACCTTCCTGAAGGATTTCTTTGTTTAAAATCTTAATTTTTCGTTTAGATCCATCAATCTCTTCAGTCGCCTCTTTAATTTTATTTTCCAACATTTCAAGGCTCTTCTCCATGTTGGATTGTAAATTTTTGAGATTAGTTTCATAAAGTTTTATCTTTTCGTCTATAACTCTTTGGTCAAGCTTATTAATCTTAATGCTCTCCCTTATCTGTGAAAGCTTGCCTTTTAGTATCAAGTTCATTGACGAGAAGACATCAATATCTAGGATTGTTTCAATGACCTGGCGGCGATCAGCCGGGGGTAATTCCATAAAAGGAACGAACGAAGACTTACCAAGAATAATGACTTGCATGAAAGTCTTTCTATTCATCTTGAGGATCTGATTCTCAAGCATGTCTTGGTAATCTTTAGTCTTAGCTGCTTGTTCTATCATCTCCCCATTCTTATAGATCTCAAAGACCTTTGGGGCAAGGCCACGACGAATCATATATTCAGTCTTGTTGATCTCAAACTCTAGTTCAACTAGGCACTTACCTTTATTTACGCTATTTACAAGTTGCGGTATATTGATGTTTCTAAAAGGATTGCCAAAGAGGGCAAATGTAATTGCATCAAGAAACGCAAACGACTTACCGTTTCCGTTTGATCCGCTGACGAGAGTTGTTTGGCTCTTCTGGAAATCAATCTCAGAAAAGGTGTTTCCAAATGAGCCGAAGTTCTTGAATCTAATCTTTTTAAAGTTAATCATCTATAGTAAGGGATTCTTGATAAAGATCTTTAATGATACTCTTGATATCGTCTTTGTTCGTGATCTCGGATAGATCATCTATCTCTTTGCAGATCATCGTTATTGTATCCATATTCATATCAATATCAATAGACGAATAATTTATTTCAATTTCTTCATCTACGACCGTCACATCATACGGTTTGGCTTCATTCAGCTTTGTCATGAACTTTTCGTAAAAGACTGGCTTGTTTCTTCTCTGGACAATCAGCCGTACATACTTATCCTTGAAACTAGGAAAATCCAGTTTCTCAAGTTCATCAGATAGAGAATCGTCATAAACGATTCTATGAAACAGTTCTTCTGTGTTCTGGATAAATTCTAGATCTCTAGTCTTGGTATCGAAGACATGAAATCCTTTTCGTTCATTAACATCCGTGAAACCCATCTGATATTGAGTGCCAAGATATTCGATATTCTTATGTCTTGATTTTAGGTGGAAATGTCCCGACATAACAGTTTCAAACTTATCGAACATTTCTCTCTGAAGTCCAGTATCATGATAAACTCCACGAAGAACTTCAAACCCGATAATCTCAAAGTGACCTAATAAGATATGGGCCTTTGTGTTCTTTATAAACTCAACACAGGTATCCATATTATCTTCACACATCCAAGGAACAGCACCGATAGAAACATCTGGATAGATAAGTTCCTTTGGTTCATTTACCACTTCAATATGAAAATACTTTTCTAGAAGTTCCTGTGGAGAATTTGTCTTATTCGTATTCCTGAAGTAGGTATCATGATTGCCAATGATAATCTTCATTGACATACCCATCTTTTCCATAGGCTCAATAACTCTAGTACGAACTTGGTTCAGCGTATTAAAATTAACATACTTACGACGGTCAAAAAAATCTCCAAGATGGATGATCTCTTCTATATTGTTCTTTTGGCAATATGGAAAAAATTGCTTCTCAAAGAACTGAATAAAATGTTCCAATAGAACTGGAGAATCGTTCTTTGCGCCGAAATGAGTATCGTTAATTATTGCAATTTTCATTTGCGATTTTTTAGTTTCTTTTTCTTCTTTTTATCGTCAGTAAAACGATTTACATCGTTTTCCGTAAGATTAAAAATTTCTCTAAAACTGGCTGAACTATCTTTTGCAAAATAATTTTCTTTAAACCATCGATGAAATCTTTCATCGGCATTGTCTTCCATTATCTTATACTTGATGTAAGACTGCTTCTTTTCTTTTTCTATGCGTCTTAGAAATGCAAAGTATATAATCTGCGTAAAATAAGAAAAGGGATTTTTTGATTTATCTGGATCAAAATTGTGAGCATACATCAAACAATTTTCTACCCCATCACCCACCATCTCTTCTCTATAGGGGTAATTCATGAAATTTGGTCTATAAGAAAGATGCTCTGCTATCTTTAAAAATGATTCTGCTATGTAATTTGAAACTGGAGGCTTTTTTCTTCCAGATTCTTCGGCTGTATTATATTTCTTTTTCCATTTTATCATCTCAGCCAAAAATTCTTTATTATCGACATAGTGGGATGTTTCTTCCTCTTCCTCTACTATGGGTATTAAATCTGGCTCTATTATGTCATCAGATTCTTCTATTTTTTTCTTTTTTCTCATTGCCAAATAATATCATAATTCCAGAAAAAATCAATTGACAAAATTGGGGTTTATCGATACACTTCGCTGTGTAGGCGATCAACAAGGGAATCTATAACTAATTAGTTACTCTTTAGTATCATCAGATATATCATCGATATACTTACGAGGATCATCAGGGAAGTCTTCTAAATTAATTCCCTTTCTCTTCATCTTTTCTTTTTCTTTTTCTGATATAAATTCCATCTCGGGAATAAGTTCTTCCATTTCATCATCTTCTTCTGGAAGACCCATAAACGCATCAAAATCTAAAAGACCATTTTCTAAAAGTTCTTCAAAGAGATTTGGTGGTATAGAGAAGAACATTCCAACAGTATTTGCAGAATTTCCAAAAGGAAATGGCATTGTTGGTAGTTTAGACGGAGTATCTTTTGATTTTTCTATGTCTTGCCCAGGTTCTCCACCCATCAAATCCTTAAGCATTTGATTTAAACTATCTTCATCAGAAAGAATCGCATCAATTTGCTTTTGAGCTTCTTCTACTGCTTTTTTTGTTTTATCTTCTTTACGGATACTATTTTGATATAGTGTAACCGTGCTATCGCTTGGTTTTAGAATAGTAGCAATATGATCTTTTGGAATATCTACTTCTTCTGCTTCAGTAAATTCTAACCAATTTCTTAAAACTGTAATTTCTCTTGTAACTCCAAATGTATCATAAGTCATATGAGACTTAATAACCATTGGGCGAAGAACATGAATCATAGATTCATTCTCTCCAGCTAGCAGACATAACACTTCTTCCCCACTTCTCAGCTTGAGTAATCTGCAAGTAGTTTCCATATGACTATTTATCTCCTCAAAGATCTATAGGAACCAAATTAAAAGAAAAAGATTCGCTCTCGTAAATTTTTATTCGCTCAAGAAAATGATTGAATGCATGATTTCGATATTTCTTGTGTCTTAAATCATCAACCAAATCAAAGACCATTACACGATCTTTTGTTTCCGACATTCTTAAACCACGACCGATAGACTGAAGAACACGCACAACTGATTTTGACGGATGAAGAAATACAATGTTGTGAATGTTCTTGATATTTATGCCAGTGCTGCAAGTTCCATAAGAAGCAACAAGAATAGAATTTTCTGACTTATCCACAATTTTACGAATCTGTTCTCTATCTTCAGCATCAGTCATTCCAGAAATAAAATAACACTTCTTATCATTGCAAGTTTTTTGTATCGATTCGAAGAATGGAAGACCATGCTTCTGAACTTGCGAGAATAGAACTAAAGTATTTCCTTTGAGAGAAGCGCAAAGTTTTTCTGCAACTTTATTTCTTCTCTCATGTGATATAATGTAATCTATTTCTTCTTGATATGTTTTCTTCTTCATGCTATCGCATTCTTCTTTTGCGTACTTCAATTGAATGCAATTGATATCAAGATTAGAAAGCACTTTATTATCGATTAGATCTTTTGTGCTTGTAACACGAATCGGTGGACCAAATAGACCTTCAAGAACTAGTTTATGTACCTGGATATTATCAAGCGTTCCTGTAGTCCCAATGCGAACATGACAGTTTCTGAGCTTATTCATTAGGCGAACAAGTGACTTAGCCTTGAATAGATGGCATTCATCGCCAATAACAGCATCATATTCGGCAAAGAATTTTTCTGGAAGATCATAAACACTTTGCCATGTTGATATTGCTATGGGCTTTGTAGTTTCCTTGTCTTTACCAGCATAGATGATATGAATATTCTTATCTGCATTCCAGTCTTTGCCAGAGTATTCAATAAAGTCTGAACGCATCTGGTGAACTAGACTTGTGGTAGGAACAAGGACAAGGATCTTCTTATTCTTACTTAGAAGATATCTCAGTATCGTATAGATGATAAGAGACTTGCCGCTACCAGTCGGAGATATTAGTAGGCTACGCTTATGATCAAGAGCCATCTCCACCGCCCTCTGCTGATAGTCTCTGAGCTTGATTTGGCCAGAATCTGAGTATAGAGGTAGAGCATCAATAAAAGACTTATAATCTTCAAAAAATTCTTCCTTAAAGTTTTCAAACTTGCAATCATAATGTCTGTCAAGACAAAACTGAACAATTTTATTTCTTAGACCAGTATAGATCTTGCGAGTGAAGTAATTGAATAGGCGAATTTGACCATCCCATATTCTACGCTTGAATGCTGGGGAATATTGCGAATTAGGAACTTTGAATGTGAAGTAATCGGATAGCTCTTTTGCTACTGAATTTTCGCAATGAATTTTGATGAATGTACCATCTATTTTTTCTATTTTTACTTCTTCATTGGCCATGACTGAACTTGATCCACTCAATCGCTGAACGAATGTTCCATTGTCTATTTGCGACTATCTTTACTACTCCGTCCAAGTAACTGACTAATTCTTTCTTTTCTGTGATCTGACGCTCAAGTTTGATAACATCATCATCTGCGTCAATAAACTTATCAACATCTGTTTTCAGAATATTTAGGTCAAATGGCTCCCACTTAAATTGGTCTAGCTCCTCTTTAGAGAGCTTTCCTGTATAATAGAGCCACTTGTACTTCTTCATCACGCGAAGGGTTCTCTCATCCTCTGCAAGGGCTTCCTTGTGCTTCTTAAGGAAGAGTAGATACTTGTTATGGATCTGTGGAGTGTTTACAGATTCAATGGCAAGTTCTGTGGAATCTATCTTGAGATCTTCTTGTACTTGTTGTTTTAATTCATCAAAATTCATAATTTAAGTATACACAATAGTAAATAAAATCAACTAGTTATATTGCCTGGATCTGGTTCAAATCTGTAATAAGTATAGGAAAAAGTTGCAGTCGCTATTTGCGGCTGATAAGAAGCAGCTGTAGATGTAAATCTAAGGCCAGAAAGAGCTATAGGAAAAATTTCTTGAAATATAACCTTCAAGTTATCTTTATATGTTCCTTTTGTGATGTGAAGAGTAGCAGTTGTCATCCATCTAGAAAATGGTAATGAGTTATTTGTACAATCACTATCAATATTTCCCAAATGACGCATCCATTTATAAATTTCTAACCAATTATTCATATTCTCATCAACCAAAAAAGAAATTTGAAGATTGTCGAATTTATATGCGCCTATTGGTCTTTTTATGGGGATACCAAGAGTTGTTGGCTGATCTTGATCGGCCATAGTAAGATTTGGTAAAGCCACTTCTTGAACATTGTAAATAATATTTGGAATTCTTGCCAATTCAAAATGAAAGAAATTCTGACCAAGATTGGAAATATTATTACCAGGCATATACTATGTAGAAAAGAAAACGGGAGCCATTTCTGGCTCCCGTCCCCGAAGTCTTAGATACTACTACTTATCAGTTGGTGTTGCCGTGGAGGTTGGTAACACGGAAGATGCGGTAGTACTGGTTGATATTGGCGGTTAAAGTTTCGCCGTCTGGAGTTCCGTTGTTGAGAACGAACGGATTAGCAACCATGCCGTAGCGGGTCTTGAAGCCGATCTTGGGCTGGAAGGTGTCAGGATCGACTGCACGGACCATCTGGAGCGGGACATAGGGGCAGTAGAAGAGGCCAGCGTCGTATGGGCTTGCACCACGATAGCCGACGCAAACGAAATCTACACCAGACTGGACATAAGGATCGATATAAACGCGCATCTTGCCGTTGAGTACGCCAGCAAAGGTATTGCCAGTGTCATCAATTTCAAGCTGGTTGTTTAGAGCTGGGCTGATGTTTAGCCAACCACCCATTGCGAGGGCTGAAGCAACATCTGACGAGCAGACGATGAAGTTACCCTTACCGCGACGAGTTTCCTTGGCGATCTGGTTTGCTTCGCGTTCGATCTGGAACATGAGGCCACGGAAGCGTTCAGCTGACCAACGACCGTCTGAGTCGGTTAGGAGGTCATAAACACCACCACCAAATCCGTTTGAGCTTAGGTCAGTTTGCTTGCAGCCTAGTTTGGCGACATTGTAGATTGAACGAACGACTTCGCGGTTGATTTCAGCAAGAATTTCAGTGCTGAGAATGTTGGCGAGTTCGGTTTCAGCATCAAGTCCGTGAACAGCCTTGAGGTCCTGAGCAAGTTCAGTGGTGTAATCGGCCTTTAGAGCGCGAGTCTTAGCCTGAACAGCAACCTTATCGATAGTGAAGGCCATTTCAGCGAAAGACTTTCCGCTACCACCGAGATTTTCGGCTTCACCTACTAACATGCCCTTGAAGTTATCTCCAGCAAGATTAGCAGCGATTCTAGTTGCACCAGTAGTACCAGCGAATAGGGTTAGACCATAAGTCTCATCGTAGGCAGGATAATTGCCGCTGATGCCGTAAGAACCAGTAAAGCCACCAGAGCCACCGAAGGGTACGAATGGTTCCTGGAACATTGCTTCCTTACGGTGTACTGCTTGGGCTGGATCGTACTTGGGACGCATTGCGAAGATGAGTCCGGTTGGAGCGGTCATGGGCTGAACGCCGCAGATGTCGTAAGCAATGAGGTTTGGCATTGCGCGACGAACGAGGCTGATTAGGATTGGATCGTAACCAGCGATTGAGGTTGAAGCTGGGCTAGAAACATTGCTGATGACTCCACCGAGGGTGTTGTCTTCGGTTAGTCTCTGTGAACGAAGAGCTTGCTCTTGGTTCTCAAGTAGAACAGCAGTTACCTTCTTCTTGTAAGTATCTTCGATAGAGGGAAGAGCATTGTGTCCGAGGACTGGTTCCCACTTCTCAGTTAAAATATCGTATGGGGTTGTATCGTCAAAATTCATTTGTATCTCCTAGTAATTTTATTTATAATCCTTATTTCTTTAAGTGTCTACTCAAGGCTCTGCTATAGACATCCATAACGCCTTCTGTAAGTGTTTCAGGCTCACTTGAGGTGTCAAGAATATCTAAAACGCGGGGTTGTTGTCTGAAGGAAGGTGCTTGAATTACTGGCTGCTGAGGAGCTGCAAAATAGCTTTCCTTTAGAATTTGTAATTTGTTACGGAATTGCTCTGGATTTTCGTAATCAAGACCTTCAGCAAGTGAAGCAAGCTTCTCAACCTGAGTTGCGGCTAAACCGTGTGTTTCCTGAGCAAAGATATTAATTGCGTGTGATTCAAGCAAGTTCTTACGAAGCTTAACATTTTCATTAATAGCCTTGTTAAGCTCATTGTTGCTTTCTTCAATCTTAGTGTATAGTTCATCTAGAACATCATACTTCTCATCAGGAACATCGATGAAATTGCTTTCAAAGAGTTTCTTTAGACCAAAGATGAAGTTTTCAGCAAGTTCGATCTTGATACCGCGCTCAACCTGAAGCTTGTTCTGATCAACCCATTCTTCTACAACATAAGTTAGGTAATCATCAACCTTTTCAGTTAGTTCTGAAACAGTTGTCTGAAGAGCATTGCTGTATTCGACCTGATAGTGCTCAGAGAGTTGAGCACCGATTTCGCGTGCTTTTTCATTGACAGCAGCGACAAAAATTGTCTTTGCTTTTTCTACGAAATCTTCAGAGAGATTTAGATTAGCAAAAAGAGCTGCTAAATGTTCTTTTAGTGCTTCTTCTTCTTCACCTTCACCCTCCTCCTCTTCTTCTCCTTGTTGAGCAACTGGCATTCCACCAGGCATTCCAAAAGCTGGAATCTTTGGTGTTGCGATTGTGCTCATATTCATTTGGGCTAATCCTTCAGCTGGAGGATAAGCAGTTCCTAGAATGAAGCCTTTTCCTTCTGCGTCAAAGGCTCCTTTTCCTTCGATATCATGTTCAATTTCTGTACCTTGTGGCATATAGTTTTCTCCGTTTGTATTTATAAATTATTGTTCAGCAGCTCCAATACCTTTTAAGTAATTGGAGATGTTTGCTCTTCTTAATTGAGCATTTCCGATAGAGGCAATTGTTCCTAAAGTTGGAACCATTATTGGTTTTAATAAAGCACTTAAAGATGCTTTTTTAATCTCAGACCCGATACTACCTAAAATTCCTTTAGGTCTTTCTTTTTTTTCTCCTCCTGTAGCAGCACCAGCCAAAGCACCAGTTACAGCTGCTGCACCAGCATTCTCATGTAGAGGATTTGGAAGTCCTGCTGCTTTTATGGCTTGTGCATGATGCATATCAGCATTATCAGGATCATTTATCGCATTTTCTAAATGTGCTCTAATGATTGGATTATTTCCAGAATGATATTCTGGATGTTGTGGATTGAGAACTTTATCACTTAATGCTTTAATAGTAGCATCGTGCTGACTTCTCTTTACTCCTGAAACTCTTGCTTGTTCTTGTCTGCCTGCTTCTATCTGTGCTTGTTGATTTTTATAAGCAGATCCTCGTCTAAGAGCCATATTAGCAAGACCAAGAATAGGATTACTTTCTGGATTATTTAATTGTGTTGGCATTTGAAATCCAAAAAGCCCCTCATTCAAGACTTGGCTTGATACTAGGTTTAATTGTCTTTCTTGTTTTGCCGATAATTTTTTCATTTAATTTTTCTTAAGAAATCTGCAAAAAGTTTCATAGATTCTGCCTGTAGTTTTCTTGAAGGAGTCTTCTTTAATGAATTGTGATATTCAGCAATCTGTTGTTCCTTGAGAATACCGTTGTCCCAGACCCATTCTCTACCTTCCATGATTCCGTTTACGAAAGCATTTGGGGCTGAAGGATCAGCGACGATATCGATAGCGGCAAGCATGAAGTCTTCTTTGACAACATTGACCCCGCCTCTCTTTTCTAAAGACCCCATTCCACGGGTTGATACACCAAGTTTAACGCCCTCATTCATTAGATTTTTTACAATCTGTCCGCATGGAGTGTCAAGAATCTTAGCCTTTCCGTAGAAATCATTGTTATTCTCGTATAGCCAAGTTACCTTGTGAGATACGCGATCTAGATTAACTGATGGTCCAGTTGGGTGGTTCAGTTCACCGAGAGCACGGTTCTTGTTCACATATTCTGTGACATAACGCATTGCTTCTTTTACAAGAATTGGCTTTGGATAAACTCTTCCATTCTTGTTCTTGGTTTCAGCCTGCATGAAAACACCTTCGATGAAATGTTGTTTTTCACCGTTGGTATTTTCTGTCAGGTATGCTACTTCTTCAATTGTTTCGGTGATTAGTTTCATTTATTATCCGTTGTATGATAGACGAACATCAAATGCATTTGTTGGCATATCTACAGTTTCATCTTCGCCTTCTTCTTCGCCCTCTTCGGCTTCTCCGTCTTGTTCTTCATCTCTTCCGGCAGCAATAATGTCTCCTCTAGTCACCTTATCGAAGGGAGGATAATTATTTGCTAAATTATTGTCTGCTTCATTGAAGGTTGTTTTAGCAACGCGAACATATTCTTCAGCAAGTCTTTGACCGAGTTTTATGGTCAAATCTTCTGAAATTAAATTTTTTGCAGCTACTGCATTTTCATCAAGGATTGATAGAATGATCTTTTTTGCTTTCATAGTGTTTTCCCTTTCTATTTAGAATTTTTTAATATTATGCTTGTTCTGGTTGTTCGCCCATAGCCTGTTGCATTTGCATTTGTTCCATTTCGGCCTGTCTTTGTTTTGCAATATCAATCTGCATTTCTGCGTCAATTTGATTGATTTCTTCTTCAGTTTGCTTCAAAATATTCTTTCTGATATAGGCAGAAGAATAATATTTACCGATCATGGGTTCCATAGCAGCAGCTAATTCCATTCTTGCAGATAGAATTTCAGCATCTTTCATATCGTTAAAATATGAATCACGGGTGAAAGAGAAGTTTATATGAGGACTAATAACATCCCAGTCCTCTTCTGTTATTATGCCCTTCAAAATCAATTGAATTCTTATAAGCTGAAGGAACATAGTTGAGAACTTATAACGCAATCTTTCAATAAATTTATAGAACTTGACCTCATCTCGCGTGATATCAGCCGATCTTCCAAGATTGAATCCGTTTTCCCCTACAAGTCTTGATGGAGGAATATTCAAAGCGTAGTAGAGCTTTTTCTTGAAATATTCAACATCGGTCAATTCACCGAGATTCTGTCCCCCGTCTAGGGTAGAAATTTCAGTTCCTCTACCACCTTCGCGGCGAGGTAGCCAGTAATCTTCAATCATGGCCATCTGATTTCTATCGTCCTTTATTTCACCCGTAGTCTGGTTGTAAATGAGCTTATTACGATACTTGTTCATAAGCTCACGGACATATTGTTCGGCCTTTTGCTTTGGTAGATTGCCGACATCGATATAGAAGATACGACGCTCTGGGGCGCGAGAGATGCGATATACGACAATGGCATCTTCGATCTGTCTAAGCATGTTTAGAGGTCTAATGGCCTTGTGGAGGTAACCAATGACTCTCTTGGTGTTCATATCCACCATTCCAGAATGCACGAAGCAAATTGAATCTGGTGATATCTTCAGGCCAGATGTTGGCGTAGCAATAACTGAGTTTTTATCTGTGTTTGTATAAAGATAATATTCCTCAATATCTTGAATTAGGGATAGACTAGCCCCATCTTGTTTTGCGTTCTTTGTCTTTAGTTTTCTAACTTTCTTTATCTTGGTAGCATCAAGAGGAATTAATTGTTTAATTCCTTCACCGGGGCTATTTGTATTGATGGTAATATAATAAAATAATTTAGAATCGATATACCATCTTCTAAAAATTTCATACCCTTTATCATGAAAATCTAATAATTTTAAAATATTATCAAATTCGTAATATATTTTACTTTTGATATTATCAGAAAAATCAATCTTTGATAAATCAAGCTTTATTGGCTTTCTATCAAATCCCATTACTATTGATTCATTAGTAATTTCGTCAATCGCAGTATCACACTCTGGAAAAAGTGCCATTGCTCTATACTGAGCAATTAAAGCATTGTCGTTCTTCTGAGAACCCATGAAGTCAACGAATGTTCCGTAGACTCCTGCTCCTTCAGTTACATAAGCACCATCAAATTCTTCAGGTGTAGTAAAGTTTTGTAATGGAAGAATGTCTTCCTTATTTTTTTTACTTATCTGAAAACCAAATAGATTAAAGGCCATTTATTTCTCCAATTTTAAATACCATTCACTTCATAATAATCAAACGCAAATGTAGCATTAAAAGTCACATACTCATCGTTCAACGACATATTTAGGTCGATTGGTCCAATCATAAATGGCCAGCAACCAGATAATGTAATACTTTTTAATACAGTAGAGCAATCCAGATCTAATTGTTCTACTATCCAACCATCTCGTTTATAACTTACAGGATTTATTTGGGTTCCTGTGTTTAATTCGTGATTGTTTATAGAACTGCTCCAAGCATGTAGCTTGGACCAAAGAGGATTTGAATTTTGCTCATTATCATCCAAAACAACAACATTCCAGTTTGTTCCGCCGGGTTGAGAACCGTAGATACGATCTCCAGGAACTAAAAGTTTTCTACCTCTATGATCAAAAACATTTGTTAATGTGGCTGCTTGAGGCAAGCTGGCAGCACTGACCAAAAAATCATTCCATTCTCCGTTTGGAAATCTACCGGAAAGCCTAAATCGATTTTTTCTAGTGCCACCAAAGAAACTATTTTTAAAATCATTTATTGATTGTGCCATTTTAGACTCCAGTATAGAAATCGTAATTCATTCTAACAGCAAAGGTGTTAAATGTGTTTTCTTTCATATTGAATTGAACTGGAGCAACTAGAGCAGGCCAACACCCCTTTAGTAACATAGTTTTAATTACACTACCATTTAAATTTAAATGCTGCACTCTCCAATCCTTTTTCAAAGTATTGAAAGAGTCGTTTGAAGCAGTATGAGTATTATTTTTATGATCGTTTATCGATTTTTGCCATTGATGAAAAGACTTCCACAAATTTACATTTGCTCCAGTATCATCCAATACGATTATTTCCCAAGGATCATATTGCCTATCACCAGCAAAATTAATTTCTCTCCCTCTCCAAGGAATTGTTACCATTCCAAGGTTTGATGCGGGTAAATTTGCGGTTAAGATATGAAAAGTCGTTGTCGCGTTTACTGATCCTGCTGGCCATGTCCCAGTAATCAAAAAGCGATTGCGTCTAGTTCCGCCTTTAAAATTTGAGATAAACTGCGATAAAGTTGTTGCCATATATTATGTAGTAAAGCTCAATTCGACAAAATTTATACTTTGTGAGGGCTTAATATACACATCCACATTCAGTTTTCTATTTAAAACATCAGTTTGGCTATTATTAGATCCGTCGCAAACTATTCTATACTCGTCAATGCCTTGATTTGCTACTATTGGCTGCAAGAAACTTTCAATCCTAAATTTTGTACTATTTCTAAGTCCCTCGTCGTTTATTTCAAATAAAGCTAAATTTAGAATAGTTTTTACGCCAAAGCTAATATATGAAATTAAATTGCCATAAGATATAGATGTTTTTATTGGCGTTGCGCTTTGAGTTATGCCGCAAAAATCGCTTAATAAGAAATATTCATTAACATTTGCTTGATTTGGTACATTGAGAAATGTATTTAGTCCTCTTGAATACGCAATACCCAATGCACTGGTAGAGGAGCCAGACAAATCAGAAGGCGTTAGCGGAACAATTCCCTCTGGAGATGACGCATTCTCAGCAGTAATAAAATTTTGATTTAGTATTTTTCCTCTTTCAAAACCAGCTGGGGAATACCAGGGATATTGAGTAAAGGATCTAGACATTGCTCCTGCGGCATCTGAAACTAAAGAAATGGGAACATAATATAAAGCTCCAAATTCGCCATCTACATCATCGCGGCTATAATATCTTTGAATTAATTTTACTCCAGTAGAACAAAATACAAATGGTTTAAAATCTTCACTTACTGTTTGCAACCCAGAAATTCTATTACAATCATTAAATAGAAAAGTAAATCTTATATTTTTATTAGAGATATATTCTCTTTCCAAAAAAACTGGAGTAGATGTAGAATTTGGATAATTTACTGTAGAATTAAAAATTACAGGAATTTTTGTTTCTATAAAAACATTAATATGAGATGGTGTTGTACTTTCAAGTAAGGGATCGTAAATTATAAATTTTACAGAATTCTCATTAAGAGATGCCTTTAAATTTATTAATTTGGTACTTGGTGGTCCGCTCATATTCACAAGAATAAGATTATAATTGTAATGAAGAGCATCTATAATAAAATTAATATAAATATCAAATTTTCTAGAAGCAAGACCTTCTCCACCAGTTATATTTAATTTAAGAATTAAATCTTCAAAATTGGCAAATCCAAAAGCAGAAAAATCTCCATTTTTTACTAAATCTGTAAATGCATTTATATCAGTTATTTTTTTATATTTTTCAGTTATTCTTAAAAAAGAAAAAAAGTCATTATATTCATAGATGAGCAAAGCAACATCTATGTCCTTTTTTGCTTCTATAGTTTTAAGCTGAAAAACTACTGACATTACGATTGATTAACTGTAAATCTGAATGTGATGCTATTTACTGAGAAGTTGGGCTTGAAAGACAAATCTACTACGAATTGTCTTGCTCCAACCACAGCAGCATTATTGTTTGATTCGTCGCAAACTACGGAATATGAAGAAATTCCTCTACCGGATTTAATGAATTCCATTATCGCAGTTGCTCCAGTAACAAATCTTGCTCTAGTTTCAGAATCATTGATTTCAAACAATACGGAATCAAGTAATGGTCTAAATGATCTCTTAATGTAGGTAATCAAGCGAGAGATGCCAACTTGTTTCTTATTGACATCTGTGGTTTCTGCTGTTTTATCGCCCAAGAGATAGATCCCCTCAGAACCGAAAAGACTATTGAATGAATTTATATTTTGGTTGTCTATTAAATTCGTAACATCGGTATCATTTAGTGTTGGGGTGAGAGCAATAATACTATTTACTTTTCCTCTATTGATTCCTGCTGGAGCAAACCAAGGATAAGAAACCGAATCAGTTCTGGCAAAACAACCAGCAGCATCAGATGTCATTAGAATGTTTATGGGGGCAGTTTCGCCGCCATAAATTCTATTTCTAGATTTTCTACCAACTACTGAATAGAAAAGATCTTCATAAAGAGTCACACCATTGATTCCCGGAAGTGTATTGAAGGCCAATGCTGAGAAATCAGATGGATAAGATCCAGCAGATCCAGAATAATACTCATAAGAAGAACCTATAATACCAACACAATCTTGTCTTAGGGTTATTAAATTAATTACATCCCCGAATTTTGTATTGTTTTCACAGAAAACAGAATCAATATTTAAATCGTTTCTATTGAGCTGCGTTGCCCCAGTTGCGGCTATAAGGATTCCACCGTATTCAAGATAATTTAATGCTGCATGTAATTCTCTATCAGTAGTTACTCCACCAGTAAATCCTCTTCCAGATCCGGCAAAGCCAGAAGAAGTTCCGGCCAAAACAGATGAATCAAATTCTGCAAGTAATTCTTGAGAATTGTTATAAATTTTATATGATGGGACTGGATTATCTCCTTCTACTAATTTATTGTAGAATGAAGCACCACACATAAAGGCAGAAATGTGAGCAGAAGCTTGTTCGGCTGCGGCAATTGTGATATTTGTTGCGTTTTCGTTTATATTAATCTGTGGCATGTATTATTCCTCGGTGAACCAAAGCGCATTATCCTCACGAATGGCATTTTCTGGCATTTCTGGACCCATAAAAAATGTCGTATTCTCCTCGTCTTCTTCAGCTTTATGTATGATTTTTTTCCGTTGTAGGTCAATGATCTCCTCAAAGTAGCCTTGGCGGGTTAGCCATCCAAAAAGAACAAGACACATAACCAAATCGTCTGTATAACCATCATCTGCACAATGTGTCTGATGTTTTGAAACAAAAGTCATCAATTCTTGAATAATATCAAAATCTCTGACCAAGAGCCTATCTTGCTCAATTAAATTTTTTAGAACTGCACAACCCAGTTTTTTGACCGCAGAGCTGGTTCTTACGCCTCTTTGTTTTGTTCCGCGACCGAAACCCAAGGTTACTTTTTGTCCTGCACGACCCATCATCTGAGTCTGAATAATATTTTCATACTCATAATCTTCATGCATGGCATCGGCAATCTGACCGCCGATGTCGTTGACTTCAATCAGTAAGTGTGCATTATTATATTTTATTGCCAGATTGTAAAGTTCCGGCGGAACATCAAAGGGAGATATAAGATTATTTCTATATCTTGCCACGACCTTATGAGGCTTTTCAGTAGAATCAACCACAACCATAGCCGTATAGTCTCTTCCCTGACCTCTGGCGACATCGACCATGATGAAGTAGGCATGGCCTTCAACTGGTTCGTCGTAGATGTAAAGACCTCCTGGCTCCTTTGCTATTGGTTTATCGAACTGAAGCAAATTTAGCTTGCTAGCACTGATGAGGGTATTTGAAGAACCAAGGAATGAACATTCAAACTCCTGCTCAAACTGCTGTTCGCTGGTCTGGGCAATCATCTGCTGCTTCCATTGCTCGTCGCGCAGAGGCCCACCAGCGTACTTAGGAACCTGTCTCCAAGACACCTCTATGGGTATGTACTCGTTCTTGCCCTCCTCTCCCTGCTTCCTTGTAGCCCCCTTCCAGAAGGAATAGAACATATTCAGTCCGTTTGGGGTTGATACCATGAATACCTTCGTGGTTTGACCGGAGGTAATTGTAGGGTAAACTGAACTGAAGAACTCTTCTGCTATGTTTTGAGAGACATGGGCAAATTCGTCCAAGAAGATAAGGTTGAATGATCCACCACGAACTGCCGATGAGGATGTGGCCGATGCCATGACCTTTGAGCCATTCTCTAGCTGAATGGATGTCTTGTTCCATTCAATGATACCTTGCTGAAGCCACTTGGGAAGATACTCATAGGCCAGACGAAGACGGCCAAGAATTTCTCTAGCCGTATTCATCTTGTTGGCCAGAATACCAACGCTCATGCTCTGATTGAAAAGAATGTAGTGAAGAATGAATGCAACAATCGTTGTGCTCTTACCAGACTGACGAGGCAGTTTGGCAATGATGTAACGATTGTCATGCATCTTTTTGATCATATCCTCTTGATAATCGTATAAATCAAAAGGAACAAGGCCCTTATCAAGAGAGACTACCTTGACATATTTCTTAATAAAATAAATGGGATCTTGGGAGCAACGAACATATTCCCGAATTTGTTCTTCGGTGAAGTCAATCTTTACTCCAGCTTCTTTTAGATTTGGATTACCTAAGTAACCTTTAAACTTCCTTGACATCCTCTACCACCTTCGCATCAATCATTTCTATAGCTTTATTCTTGCTTCTTTCAGGGTTGATTAGATCCTGTAAATCACTAGTAGAGCCTATGAAGAATGAATTATTGTTTGTTGTTTTTATAGTGGTCTTATTTGCTTCGTTCTTTATCTTTTCAAGATCTATTAGATCTTTATTAATCTCAGACATTGTTTTCAGCATTTGAGTTACCACTTCGTATGCTCTTGGTGAATCACCTTCAGTCGCAACTTTCATGATTCCCTCAAGAGCAATTTTTGATTTCTCAATAATATCGTACATATTGCGCTTGGCAAATTCAAAGTCCTTGTCTGGAGTTTGCTCAAGTACAATTTCTTTAGATTTTTTTGTTTCTTCAATATCAAAAAATTTATCAAGATTTTCCATAAATTAACCTAAACACAATTGATTTGCTACTTGTGTTATTGTAAATGTTCTAGATCCGATACTTGCACCATTTGTAATTCTTAAAGTATAAACGAATGTTCCAGAAACAGTAATACCGCAGGCATTTAAATCTGTTACAATTGCACTGACTATTGCGATATATTGGCCACTAGAAACTGAAGTTACGCTGTTTGCAACCGTTGTTGTGTATATTACATTTGAATCAGAATCCAAAACTTCTATAGTTGTATTTGGATTTGCGTATGATGGTGCGCTCCATGTCATTCTGGATTGAAGCAAGGCATTAGATCCAGGTATTTTGTAACTACCAGTCAATGCAGGATTGACTGTTAATGTTATTGGACAAATTGCAACGCCATCGACATAAGTTACAATAAAAGAAACACTATCAGTCAATGCTCCATTTTCGACCTTGAATGTCCAAGCACTTAAATCGTTATAAACTGCACCACATGTACTTAGATCATTTGCTATTGCTGAACCAATATCTTCTATATCACTTATAAGCAATCCATTAATACCAGCATTTACGACTTTAGAATAAATTAAATTATCATCTGAATCAAATATTTTAGCAGCAGTTGTTGCCCCAAGAACATTTGTTTCCATCCATGTTAAATTATTTCTAAGAGGAGCATTATTGGTTGGTAATGCATAATTCAATAAAGGTAATCCTTCACTTATGTAAATACTTCTCACAGGATCACAAATACCACTACCATCAAAACTACTGAAAGTAAATGTTTTTGAATCACTCAATTGGCCATTTTGCACCAAAAAAGTATAGGTAAAGGAACCATTAACAGTTGTGCCACAAGCATTCAAATCATCTGCGATTGCTTCTAATAGCAAATCGTACATAGATGTTGTTAGGGACTGTCTTCCAGCTTCTGTGAAATCGGAATATATAACTTCTTTATCTGGATTTAATACCAATATTGATGTTGTTTGATTTGGTACATTTTCTTCTGTCCATGATAAATTTTGAAACAAAAATACTATATCAGACGGATGATCATATTGCATAGCTGGCAGACTTGAGCTTATGGTCAATGAAGTTACCGGAGGAATATAATCTTCTGTTAAAAGATCTGCAATTCTTAGAGTAGTTGATGTTGGAGGATTTCCAGATTTTATTTCTCCAAAGATATAACTATTGGCAATAAAAACCATAGTACCAATCAATATTCTTCTATTGTTAGTTAAAGCTCCTTCATAATCATCAAGAATTCTAAAATCTCTATAATTAATCGGAACATTTATATCTTTATATAATTCGTTGAAATTAATTCTTATATTAAATTCTGGATTAAAATATGGCAAAATTTGTTCTGCCATTTGAAGAATTTCTTCCATACTTCTTGAATAAAAGTAAACACGAAATTCAATATCTACTGGTGTTTCGGCAAATGATTTATAAGAAAGCCCAGATTCATCAATTCCAGTAGCTACTCTTAATTTATTTCTTTTTCTATTACGATCATATGCGACCGTGTTCATTTCAAAACTTAAATAAGGTAAATTGATTTGAGTTTTTACTTTATCTGTAATCGAAGAATTTGATTCTAATCTTCTTAGAAATTTTTCTTTTGATGCAAAAGTAATTGGTACTTTTATATTTTCTTCAACACCAGTAGTATCATTTTTTCTTGTTACATAAATTTGATCAAATAAAGAACCAAAGGCAACTACCAGTTTTCTGATCGATTGGTTGTTGAATGTATTAAACATCAGTAATTACCCTCTGAGAATGGATCAGTTTCATTAAAATTAATTATGGGAATATCATATTTACTTCCAGAACCAGTAAATCCTCTTTGATAATCAAGAGGAGGATTTTCTCCGTCTGCATCTCCCAAAATCGGATTTATTAATCCATAATTTCCTGTGTTGTCTGTAGATAGTAGTCCGAATGTTGCTCCAGTATTTACTCTAGTTATTACAGTCGGATAGCCGAATGTCACTCCGTCTAATGCCATTATCTCCAATTCAAGATTATCTTGATTGAGCGTAGAATCTAGCAATCTGAAATATGCCGTTGTTCCAGCTACGCTGCCAGTAACATATAGTTTTTCTCCCAAAGTAAGACTCTTATATGCATTTTGGAATCCGGCTGCATTAAGATTTGCCAAGAACACATATGTACTTTGTTTGACATCTTCCACGGTATCCATTTCGCTGTTGCCAGTATTGAATTCCTCGGCAGAATAGTTGAAAGTTTCGCAGAACAAACTATAAACATATAGTTTGTCCAATTGATAAAAAGGTGTTTCATGTTCTACAAAGTTAACTTCAAACATGGTTTTTGAGAGGGGAAAATAAATTATATCACCCTCTCTTGGACGAACGATAGTGGAATTATGCGTTGTTACTTCGTTCGTAAATCTTTTTTTACTTACTACCAAATTGACTCTATCTTTTACTTCAAGACCAAATTTTGTAATTACATCTGTACCATCATAACCTGTAACAGAAGCAAGGTACATTTCAATTGGATATGCCTTTGTAAATTTATTGAGCTGATCTTCCCCAAAAAGTCTATCAAGATTTACAAATTCTCTTGGAATGTACCAAACATTCTGGCCCATCATTTTGATAATTTCAATAATGATATCTTCAGAAACATTCTGTTCGCTTGATTGAAATTTAAAATAAGGATTACGAGCCATTTTATCCCGTCATCATATCTGGAGGAAGTTCATAAGCAGAGATAATTTGATCTTCAAGGATGGCTACTTCTCTTTCAGCTTCTGCTAAAATAGTACCTCCTCTTAGAGCAACACCACCCGGTAAAGCAATACCATCAAATTTTGATAAATTTTGTCCCCATTGCTTCTTTACAAGAGCAGTAAAATATTTCTTTAACATTCTATCGTTAAAAATTTCTGTATAAACTTCAGGGTTTAGATTAACATAAGCTTCAATGGTAATATATGTTCCTGCTGAAATTGCTGTCCAATCCATTTCAATATAAAGTTTATTCGTAACTTTATTAAAACGAACAGTTCTTTCTGGGTCAAACATCATTTCAATCAAACGAATGTATCTTTTTGTTATATCATAATTCGCTATTGGGGAAGAATTAACAAACCCCAAATTGGTATTGATACCATAAACATCATTTAGAGCAAGTTGATAGCGAACATCAAACAAATAATTGCTTGTTAATGTCCCAAAAGGAAGAATTTTTATCACTGATAAGATATCATATCCAGTAGGGCTACCTGAACTAGAACCAACAATAGGACCTAGATTATTGGTGTTGATATACTTATTTGTAATATCTTGTTCGGTTATTTCGTAAGTAAAAAATGCCCTCTCAACTCCATCAAAATGGCGTTCTGAGAAGAATTGTAGAGCATCATCAAGCCTATCCTGGGCTTGTTGATAATCTACATTTATTTCTACAACCGGAGCACCTAGCTGCCGGAAAGCGTATTGAATTATCGATTCTCTGGAGTTTGGTTGTGCCATTTAGAGTATTTATGCACAGCCATTACTTCGGAGTCTCCTTATTCTTCTCTACGGTCTGAAGAGCATCAATCACATCTGCAACTTCTTTTGGTGTTTCTGGAGAAGTTACTTCTACCTTTTGAACTTCCATAAAGTTCATGTTTTCAATATAATGTTTTCTGCTTTGCGGTTCATTTCCTTCGTGTGGTTGGCTTGGAGTATAATTTGAGAATCCAGGCATTCCAATGGGACAATTTACCTTTGGATAATCAAGTTTGCTATATTCTTGATCGCTGCCATTGAGCCAAGTGGCCTTTCTATCACCACACCCACAGGCCCCACAGAAGAACTTACCATCAGTCTCAGATGTCTTTAGATGGCTGCAAGGAGGCAATTCACCGCCCTGCCCCTCGTTACCGAAGCAACTCAAAACTCTAAGTTGCTTTACGGTTTTATCTACCTTCTTGTCCTTGAATCCTCGGGATGCCATAGCCATAGCATACCCCTGAATCATACTGACGGACTTTTTAATTTTTGATTGTTCTAGCGGAGAGTCTGAAAATTTTTTCTTATTTGCACAATTACAAGGTTTTTTCTCACTCATATTAATCCTTAAATAGTAGTACCATTAATGTATTGAATAGTTAAAGTCGAACCAACCGCAGTAAATTTCAAAATTTTATTGAAACTATTATCATTAAATCCTGATGAACCTGTTATTTGACCGCTTAAAAAATCAATCTGGAATCTATCTGCGCCGCAAATGCTAGTATTAGGAGCACCGCTTGAATTATCACTTAACGAAGAATCATCAGTGCATGTAATATAATCTATTCCAAAAGAAAGTCCAGCATAATATTCTGTACTTGATGTTGGGCTAACTCTTACAGTTTTATCGGTACTGTTATATACCCAATTTTTAACTCCTGAAGGTAGAGTTGCTAAATACCAACCCTCTCTAAAAGAGATCGTTATTCCGCTTGAGCTATTAAAAGTGTACCCAACCAAAGGTAGAGCAGTTCCGCCCTGCGGACTTGTTTTGGGAAACAATGGAGTAGAACCGTCCCATGCTGGGCCTTTTGCGGTAGTTCCTGCCAAATGACTGGTCCACTCATGAATCATGTTCATGTTTAAAGTATTTTGAAGGAACAATATTTCCTGTATTTCATTCAATTCAGAAGCTTGTAGTTTGCTACCCGCCTTAAACGCAACCATAGAATGGTTCTTTTTGGTGGTGCTATCAACACTTCCGCCCCATGTTCTGCTTGAATAAGGGTAATTTGTTAATGGAAATTGATCGTCAAAAGGGTATGCAGCCATGTTAGATATTGAATATTAGGTTAAAAGTGTTTTCTGCCTGTATGAGTGTGTCTGTAGTGAACAATACGGTACAATCACTCATATTTATACTTGGCCCAGTAATAGCAGTTATGGTAAAGCTAGCAGTACCGCCACCGGAATATTGAACAGTATATGAACCACCTGTACCTAAAGAATATGCATCATATGATGATATTTCCACAGAACCGGATATTCCAGTCGCAAAATCCCCAAAAGACAAGTTAAAGCTTGATGTTGGTTTTCCTGGAACATAGATTCGTGAACCACTTCCTATAGTTTTTGTTGTTGATGTTTTATTTGTTAGATAATTTGCATCGATTGGATCGCTGAAATCTGCAACAAAATCACCTGGCTGAATGCCGTCTATATCACCATTAATTGAAGTAATTATTGCAGATGCGCTGGTCTTTATTGGCGTTTTTGTATAACTTCTAGCCCCATCAGATTGAATTCTATATCCGCTAGAATTTTTAACACCAGTTACTAAGAAAGCAGTTTCAAAAGAATAAATTGCAGGATTATTGAAAACAGTATTTACTTCTGCCTCCGAAAACTCAACAGATACTGAAACTTGTGTAGTTCTTAATAGATCATATATTTTTAGATATGACCCACCCGAAGATATCGGGGCAAGATTGAACTGTATGGATGCAAGACATTTTGATGCATCCGTTGTTTCGCCAGAGGATACACTAAGAGTACCAGATGCCAATGAAGGAGCTTCTACATAAGTGCAATTGCTTGAAGTCAATTGACCTGTTAAATAAGCTCCAATTACTTTGAAACGATTGATACCACCGACAAATTCTGTTTTTAGATATGCTTCGCAAGAACAT